TTTTTTTTTTTTTTTTTTGGGCAGTCGTGCTGACGCACAAAACTATGAAACATTACGTCTTTCCTACCTCCACGTGCGTGAAGCTAAGAAAGTTCTTGTTAAGCTTTGCACGTGTCCTACTCTATTGAGCCCCCGGCGGCCGTATCACCGGGCAACAAGTCGCAAATCACAAAGCCATTACGGATTTACCCCTGACGGGTACACGATTGGGCTATGTGAGTGAATCACAAATTGCTATTGTTGGGTAGTTCTGGTTTAACCCCCAGTAAGGTTTGTCTGCCTAGACAGCCACGACGGAGACCAAGGTCATGACAGGCACATTTATGAAATACACCAAGTCGAAGTCCGGCCCTGTAGCATAATACACGCTGGTAAGCGCACCGCTAGTCGAGGAGGTCTGGTTGTTTTTGTTGTAGCGCCACTCAATGCGCCACCAGTCGTTGTTGCGATCAGTGAAATCGTCCTGATTGCTGTACTCGCGACGCGGGTCACACATCTGAAACCCGCTATTCGAGTAGTATGGCAACTGCACCGAAAGACCAGCGTTGGTCTTTGTGTTGGTGAGGGCACATCCTGAACGGCCAGCGTCGGTTGCTATGATGTCGCTCTTGGCGTTGAGTGAGATGGTTGCGCTCGGATTGCTATACACGTGGAGACTGGGCCGTCGTTCCGCTGCTGTGAGCCCGTCACCGTTGCAAATTCGCATCACAGAGAGTGTGTCGACGGCAGTCGTGATGTTAGGTTGGTCGACATTAACATTCACATTGACGCTCCCCTTGTAGCCAATGAAACATGTCGAAAAGCTCAAGATAGGGTGCATCTTGGTGTAGAACGCTGATTGACCAGCCCCACTCGTGGTCGTTCCAGTCCACCACCCGTTCGCAAACACCCCAGGAGGGGGTGGCATGCGTTTGATGGGTATGCGCACCGCACCCGAGCCAACGTCTGTGGTAGTTGCTCCTGGATACCAAAGGAAACTCAAGCTACTGCGGTGCATGTACTCCCTGAGAGATCCGACCCTCTCTCCAAACACTTGATCATACACGCGATGGTTAGCCCCCCTGGGCATCAACTCAGCTGCGTGAGCTTCGTCAGTGTACTGAATATCACTCTGTGCCGTGGCCACTGTCTGCGCATTAAGACTCAAGATGTTGCTACCACTGTAAACGTCAAAATCGCGTGGACCGGCGAACTCGATGTCATCGCAAGCGCTAGCGAACACTAGAATGGTGGCTGAGGAGCTAGCCTCTGGAGCAGTCAACCTGTTCAGCACCCTAACGCTGAGTACACCGTTTGATCGTGTCCAAGTGCCAGTTGGAGCTGCGCTGGTGGTCCACAAGGTGGCCCCAGTGTTGTCAATGGCATAGGTCTTGGTGAACAACTCCTTCTGCATGTATGGAACAATGAAGGAGCACTCACTATCTTCATCCAAGTCCATCACCGTACTAAGATTGTTTGCGTTGCCAAGCTGTGGGTTTGAGGCAAGACTGGTGGAGCCAGCATCCCAGGAAATCTGAAGACGCCCGCGATGGTACGGGGACCTAACAACCTTGAAAGTGTACTTAATCGAGCCTCGCCAGTACTGGAAGTGGTTAGCTACGAAGCTCATTGGAGAATGGGCTATTTCTGTCGCCGACCTAGTGAACATCTGTGGCCCCACGGCAGTGGTGAAAAGAATGGTGTTGGGACCATCAGTTGTGTTCCAGGTCGGACCACAGATGTATGCCGAACGCGAGCAAAACCGCGAGATCACAAGTTCGTCGTTACCATCCCCTCCATGCTGTGAAGATCCAATCGCCGTTTCCTGCTTGGGTTGCAAGCTAAGCTTCTGAACCGGCTCAGAAATGCTGGTGCTGGCCAGACTGAAAGGGACCTGCTTCATAGGCTCGACATCACGCACATTAGGCACGTTGGTGAAACCGAAGAAACTCGCAATGTCGCCGAGAGTGCTGGCAACCATAGACGTAGCCTTGGCGTAGGGCCCAATATAAGGCACCTTGTCAAGCTTGCCAGCAACAGCAGCAACAGTGCTGGCAGGTCCAGAGATTTGGCCGTTCGGCTTGAACTCGCTCTGCATGACTGGCATGTTTGTGGGGCCACTCAGCTGCACATCTTCAGCCCAAGCGTAGATCTGAATGTCGACATTAGTGCTCGATGAGCCATTCGCACTGAGAAGTGGAGCGTACTGAACGAGGTGCACCGTGCCCATGTTGGTGAACTCAGAGAGCCTACCCACGTCAAGGTAAGGGTAAGGGTACAAGAACGGCAACTCCATCTCTACGGTCGAGCAGTTCTGGTTCTCAAGCCATACGTGAGGCTTTTGGGAGGTGGCTGTCAAGCGCATTTCCACACCAGTAGCCTCTGCAGTGTCAAGACGATAGCCATTGAGTGGAGTGTAGGTTGCCATCAGAGATCCATAGTAAAACGGTGAACCGTTGATCAGGAACTTGAGCTTCAACTTGCACCGCAACAAGTGGAAGCCAGCTAACTTGTTTTGCATGTTGATGTTTTGGAAGAACAACTGCCAAGGTGAAAAATCGGTCTTCGAACCATTGGCGGTGTTTTCGACCCAAGCATAACTGAAAATGAGTTGTGGGCGCGTAAGGTAGTTGCCCACATCCTGTTCCATCTGCATTGCGTCCGCAATCTCATCCTTGGTGCTCGGAGCCACAATGGTTTCTGACACTGGTTCGTTCTTGAACACAACCTGTTGTTGCACCACATCAGTTGTGGCAGGCGCTGTTGGACTGGGAACACTCAAGGTGTCGTATTGCACATCTGCTTGTGCGACGCCGTTCCACTTTTCGCGACGCTTCTTCTTGCGCTGTTGGTTGCGAACTTTGTTGATGGCTTGCGCCACCACCTTAGGGGCCATTTCCCTATCTGCGGTGGTGGGTGAGTTTGTGGTTTTGTTGATGTTCTTGCTGTAACCGGCAGCTTCAAGGTCGTGGTTGGTCACATTCCACACGCCTCTAGGAACACTGTTTGCACACGGCCGGGTGCCACCGTAAACACGGAGATCGGGGGAACGCCCCATGACCGTAGATCCCCAAGCATCCACGCTCCACTGCATCTGTAGTTCCAGTTCAGATGCGTGGCAGTCACTACGCTCGGTTCCTACATTTTCGGGTGCCAAATTCATGGTCGACCGTACTTGTAGTTTGGGTGAGGCCCTAATAAACCTCTGCACCATCGTGTTCCACGACGGTGCTGGGCAACTGAGCATCCTCAGCACCAACTCACGAGACTTGGGCATCTCGGCAATCAAGTCGGCAATTTGCGCGAAAAAGCGGGGACCATGGAAGAACGCTTCAGCCTGAGCAGAGGCAATAGCTGCGGCCATCTGTTCGTCAGGGCTGACGCTGTGCGATGGCACCGTATAGCACAACATCTTGTAGATGCTCCGCTTATCCAACGCTGCCAGCTTCATGCCTGGGAACTCCACATGGTCAACCCAAGTGCGCTTGAGAAAAGTGACCTCGCTCAAAGGTATGTAAGGGACAGATGGTGCGTCCTTTTGAGCCATAGTATACGTGATGCCAATACTAGAGAAGACTCTCTGAATGGACGTATGGTTGTAACTAGGCCTATCAGGGTGCACCTTGAGCGCGACGTCATCACCGAGTGTGATGCAAAATACCTTCTCGAAAAATTCCAGTGCCAGCTCGATGAAGTGGTCAACGCTCCGCTCTGTCGCGTGAATCACCACGTAAGCATAACAGTGAAGCAAGAGGTTGGCCAGGCAATTGAAAAACGTTGTCAACTGTTGGCCAGAAGCCTCACCACCAAGCAAAGTGATGAGTTCCCCGAAGAAGTTGATGGTAGCGTTGCTCAAATCGGCCAACCAAACCTTCAAGGCCATGAGCTCGTCTTCAGTGAAGTTGCCACTCAATAAAGCGAGGAACTCGAATATCTTGCTCACGCCATTGCTGATGAGAAGGCAGAGTACGGACTCGAAGGCTCTGTAATCACCCGCGACCCAATTGTCACCCGGTATCAGCTCGGAGAGTCGGAAGACGTCATCCCACTCCTCTGAATGGGTGTTCAAGCCCACGGCCATGCAGAAGAGGTCCCTACGCCTGATCATGACTCTGCACATACCCAAAGTGCTCATCCTCATGTTGGTGAGGAAAGCGAGTGGGCACATGTAGATGCACCTAGCTTTGCCGGCCTCGACTTTGGCTTTGCTTAGCATTTCGTTCTTCCAACACGCATCGTAGATTGCATGGGGTCTCAAGCCCTTCATGGCTCGCTCGCGCATGTTCATAATTTCCCCCAACGTGGCGTCGTCGAAGTGCCTGTAGGAGTCCCAGATGTCAAACTTCTCGGGGTCTGACAGGTATTGCAACTTAGGTCCCCGCTTGCCATGGCCTGCTGAAGTGGTGTGCTTTTGAGCGTCAATGTTACTCACACCAGGCATGCCATTAACGGCCACTGAGATGGGGACTGGGTGGATGTCTGCGAGGTCCTCTTCGGTCAGCCCAGCTTTGATGCGCTTGCAAATTGCCGCCACCACTGCCCTCACGATCAACTCATCCATGCTGTGCGTGGGATGCAGGTAATTCTCCAACACCATCTGAGGTTGTCTCCAGCCACCATTCTTCGGGGCGGCCATGTTATCCTCAATTGGGGGATCAAACTCTTGCCCACGTGCGAATGCGTAAAAGGCGTGGGGTGTGTACTGACCAGTGAACTTGGGCCTGGCTACGAAACCCTTGAGTTGCCCGTGCGTCATGATGTGGCCAGTTCGGTGGTAGTCGGTGTACAGCTTATCGGTGTCCTTAAGTTTAACCACACCAACTTGGGCGACAACGCCTGCTGGCACTATGTTGGCCACCTCAGGGCGTTTGACATTATCGAAGTCTTCACGGAAAAGCCTGACGGCCCAGCAAGTGTTGGTGGCAGCGTTGTAGCCTGAGTGTATGCCCACAACCACACTACCTAGAGTGCTGTTCACCACGAGGGGTGCACCACACTCGCCAAAGACAGTTGGGCGATCGGGCTCTGACCTCCATGCTTCACAAGACACGTTAGTAGCGCCATCAAGACCGCGCAAGGACGACAAGTGGACACCGTAAACCTGCAACTTTGTCACGCTGGCATCCAGATTCTTGATGAAGTAGCACGCTGGACCGACACTCTGGAATGTGCGCTTTGTGAAAACATGCTTAATGTCCTTATAGCGACACGGAAGCGCCCACGTGGTTATGACGGCGACATCTCTTTCGGGAATACGGCGCACCATCTCCTCGCACACGTCAATGACATAGCTGGGTCTAGCACCTTCAGCCGTGACTGGCCCAACCCAAACTTCGATCTTCGCATTAATGGGCAGAGCGTGATTGTTCACGACGAGTGTCTCTGAGTCCACAAAGAGAGCTCTGGTATTGGCAAAGCCTTTGCCCTTAGCATGCTCGCCGTAGACACGACAAAAAGCAACGTTGTTTTTAATCGCACTAGTGAGTTGGTCCTCATTGTGGGGCCTCTTGGGGTCGACGTCCAGACGAGTGATCGCTCGCTCTTTCACTGTCCAGACGTTAAACTTCTCCTCACCACGTGGCACTGGAAGTCTACCGACAGCATCCAAGTCCATCTGCGCGAAATCACCACAAAGGTCCTCCTCATCATGCGCAACGTCGTCACTAGTGGTTTCAGGAATGGCGCGATGCACTTCCTCTGGAGCACCATGCGCCCTAGTGTATGAGTTGAAGAGTGCATACATGGTAGCCACCACGCCAATGGCCAGCGCACCAGCCACAAACGCACGCAACAGTGGGTCTGCTCCGCCCCTGGCGGCGTTCACTCTAGCACCAGCAGATGCTAGTAAAACTGCAGGCGTTGCGTTGTGCTCAATCAGCTTGGCAGCTGCAGACCGAATGAGTGAATAACCCGAGAGGTGATTGACAAGACTGTGGAACCACATGTGTTCAAAATAGCACTTGGCAAACCAAAGGCCTAGTCTCTGGGAGAGGCTGAACTGTGCCTCGCCCAACATGTCGGTGCGCACACGAATGCGTTCTGGGTCATCAAGCGGCGTGACTGCATTGAGGTAGTCATGTGCCGCCCGAATGATGTCCGAAATTGGCCAACCTTCCACAATACACTTGGGAACCTCATCTCTGATGAACACCTCAAGAGCTG